TCAAATCGTCCGGACTTAAACCTCGACCATTACAGAAACTAAGGCATGATATGCTCAGAAAGCTAGGCTTCAAAGTCTATGTAATCGATGATGCGAACCGGATTGGAGAGATACTTGATGAAATACGAGCCACATGAATATCAGACTTATGCCACCAATTTCATCTTAAGTCATCCGGTTGCTGCAATCTTTCTGGAGATGGGTCTTGGCAAGAGTGTCATAACATTGACTGCTATCTACGATTTGATGCTCGACAGCTTCCTGATTCGCAAGGTACTGGTCATAGCTCCACTTCGTGTTGCACGAGACACATGGCCTGCCGAGATTGAAAAATGGGATCACCTGAAGGGACTGACCTATTCGGTGGCTATCGGATGTGAGGCTCAGCGCAAAGCGGCACTTCTGCAAAAAGCACAGGTTTACATAATAAACCGAGAAAATGTGGACTGGCTTGTAAACGAAAGCGGCATACCCTTTGATTATGACATGGTGGTAATCGATGAGCTGTCATCGTTCAAGTCGCACACCTCAAAGCGGTTTAGAGCGCTTCGAAAAGTGCGGCCATTGGTTAAAAGGATAGTCGGCTTAACAGGAACACCTTCAAGTAATGGGCTGTTAGATTTATGGGCGGAGATCGGTATCCTCGATATGGGCAAACGACTTGGGCGATATGTATCTCATTTTAGAAACGCATATTTTGTGCCTGATAAACGCAATCAGCAGATCATATTCTCATACAAACCCAAGCCAGGTGCGGAGGAAGACATATATCGGCTTATATCTGATATAACCATAAGCATGAAAAACACCGACTATCTAAAGCTTCCGGAGCTTGTGATGAATGAAGTCCCTGCTTATTTGTCAGATGATGAGAGTAAGCATTATGAACGCATGAAGTCTGATATGGTGTTGTCGCTAAAAGGGAAGGAAATAGATGCAGTCAATGCTGCCGCATTGAGTAACAAGTTGCTCCAGATGGCTAACGGTGCGGTCTATGATGAGAATGGTGGAGTTGTTCGAATCCACGATCGTAAGCTGGATGCTTTGGAGGATATTATCGAAGCAGCAAACGGGAAACCCGTGCTCGTTGCGTATTGGTACAAGCACGACCTTGAACGGATAGTTGAGCGGTTTCATGCTTGTCGGTTGGATAGTGCCGAATCCATAAAGCGGTGGAATGACGGTGAGATCTCGTTGGGCGTTATCCACCCCGCATCTGCCGGACACGGACTGAACCTTCAATACGGCGGCTGTTGTCTTGTGTGGTTTGGTTTAACATGGTCGCTGGAGTTATATCAGCAGACAAACGCTCGACTTTGGAGGCAAGGACAAAAGGATACGGTGATAATACATCACATCATCACGAAGGACACCATAGATGAAAATGTGATGCAAGCACTCCGGCGAAAAGATAAGACTCAAACGGCTCTGATAGATGCCGTGAAAGCGAACCTTATGGAGGTGGACATATGATTGCATTGAAGTACATAAATAAAAATGCGGCAACAGTTGCCGCCATCCGGGATTACAACAATATGCGGTTTATAATCAACAACACACCGCAGGAGATAAAAGACGTCTATGAAAAAATGACATCACCCAAATCGCCAAGACTGGGAAGTCCGCCGGCTGCCAGAAATCCGCAGGCAGGCTCCGACATGTTGGCGGCTCAGCTAGATAAACTGGACATATTGCGAGAGCGATACAGTCAGGCACTTGAGTATATGTCTTGGTTCGAGCCGGCTTGGTCAAGTCTAACAGATACTGAGCAGCATATTCTTACAGAGTTTTATATGCGCGAAAATCAAAAGTCCGGGGCCACATATCGGCTCATGAATGAGCTTAACTACAGCCAAAGCCAAGTAGAACGTTTGCGGGCAAGTGCGCTAAGCCATCTGCGCATCATGCTGTTCGGTTAGGATGAGGGAATTATGAGGGAATATTTGACTTTTGATATGATATAGTTATACCATCGAAAACTGTATCTACAGCCTTCGCTAAGTTTACCAGCGAGGGCTTTTCTTATTTGTAAACAGAGGTGATCAGGTTGCCATACAAACCGAAACGCCCATGTTCTCAGCCGGGATGCCCGGAGCTGACACACCGACGGTACTGCGAAAAGCATGCAAAACAGGAAGCAAGGCGTTATGAACGATACATGCGTGATCCGGAAACGCGTAAACGCTACGGACCGAAGTGGATGCGCATACGCGACAGGTATATATCCGAGCACCCCCTTTGCGAACGCTGCGAAAAACACGGAAAGCTTATCCCTGCCAAAGAAGTACACCACATCATTCCCCTCTCCGAAGGAGGTACAAATGATGAAAGCAACCTCATGGCGCTCTGCACTTCATGTCACTCCGAGATCACCGCACGAGAAGGTGGAAGATGGAACAGGAAGGGGCGGTCAAAATCTCTGTGACTTTTTTAGCGTGCAACGGGCGTGGGGTCGCGCGCGAAAAAAGTCAGGTTCAAACGGGGGATTTACATATGTCACTGCAAGGAGGTAAAAGCATTTGGCTAAAGACGGTACATATAGAGGCGGGCGTCGCGTGCGGGCTGGCGATAAACCACTCCCTTTAGTCGATAAAATCGCCGCGGGCAAACCGGCACAGGTGCTTGACATGCCGGAGTTCGATCCGGATGCTTTGCTCGAGCCGGCAGAACTCGATGATACCGCGGATCTACACGGAGAGGACATACCGAAACCGAGCGAGTACCTGAGCGCACTCCAAAAAGACGGCAAACCGCTCGGCGCCGATGCGCTGTTCGTCGAGACCTGGAAATGGCTCAAAGAACGCGGCTGCGAGAAATTTGTAAACCCGCGGCTGGTCGAAGCCTATGCCCAAATGTTTACCCGATACATACAGTGCGAGCAGGCGGTCAGCACTTACGGGCTATTAGGCAAGCACCCGACAACCGGCGGCGCAATTGCAAACCCATTCGTACAGATGAGCCTGTCGTATCAAAAGCAGGCGAACCTGCTGTGGTATGAAATCTTTGAGATTGTCAAGCAGAACTGCACCACGGCATTCGTCGGCAACCCCAAGGACGACATAATGGAAGCTTTGCTGTCAGGCAAAAAAGGACGGTAACCCCAAATGAAATCAACCGAACGGCTTGAGAAAGTTAATATAGATAAGCTTGTTCCGTATGCAAGGAATGCCCGGACACACAGCAAGGAGCAGATACTCCAGCTCAGGTCCAGCCTTCGCGAGTTCGGCTTTGTCAACCCGGTCATCGTGGACAAAGACTTGAACATCATTGCCGGGCACGGGCGCGTACTCGCCGCCAAGGAAGAAGGCATCACCGAGGTTCCCTGTGTGTTTGTTGAGCACCTGACCGAAGCTCAGAAGCGCGCTTACATAATCGCGGACAACCGGCTCGCGCTGAATGCCGGCTGGGATACAGAGATGCTGTCGGTAGAGCTTGCGGAACTGCAGGGCGTGGATTTTGATTTATCGCTGCTCGGCTTCGACGATTCCGAACTTAACAAACTGCTGGGAAACATAAATGATGTCAAAGATGATGACTTTGATGTCGACAGTGAACTTTCAAGACCTGCCATTACAAAACCCGGCGATCTGTGGCTGCTCGGTCGGCATCGCCTGGTGTGCGGCGACAGCACCAAAGCCGAAACATACGAACTGCTCATGGACGGAAAGCTTGCAAACCTAACGGTAACAGACCCGCCGTATAATGTGAACTATGAAGGCGCTGCCGGAAAGATAAAGAACGACAACATGTCCGGAGAGCAGTTTTACAAGTTCTTGCTCGACGCGTTTACGCTTATCGAGAAATCGATGGCAAATGACGCGTCTATTTATGTTTTTCACGCTGACACCGAGGGGCTGAACTTCCGGCGCGCTTTTGATGACGCCGGCTTTTACCTTTCCGGCACATGTATATGGAAAAAGCAGTCGCTTGTGCTTGGACGCTCGCCTTATCAATGGCAGCATGAGCCGATACTGTTCGGATGGAAGAAGTCGGGCAAGCATATGTGGTTCTCCGACCGCAAGCAGTCGACCGTATGGGAGTTCGACAAGCCCAAAAAGAATGCCGACCACCCCACTATGAAGCCGGTTCCTTTGGTAGCGTACCCTATCCTCAACTCAAGCATGACCGGATGCATCGTGCTTGACCCCTTCGGCGGCTCAGGCAGTACGCTAATCGCCTGCGAGCAGACCGGGCGCATCTGTTGCACCGCAGAGCTTGACGAGAAGTTTTGCGACGTGATTGTGAAACGGTACATAGAACAAACCCGTAGCAGTGAAAGTGTGTACCTCATACGTGACGGGATGAAGATCCCTTACGATGAAGTAGAAACTACTAACAGTGATGTGCATTAATTTCCGTAAAAATAATACTTGCAATTCCACAGCTTTTGAGTGATATATGTAATCACCGAAAGCTTAGGAGGAAAACGCAAATGGAAGTAAGATTCAATGTTGCAGGCGAGGAAAGGAAGGGGCTTGTCAAAGCAATAGGTGAAATTACGGGTGCTGAGCCTATTTACCTTGGAGCGCCGAGTTTCGCATATGCCGTAAACAACATAACCGTAAGCAAAGACGGTACACTGTCTTGGGACGGGAAAACAGACGAGCACATGATTCATGAGCTTCTCGGCAAGCTGCGCGAGCTCGGTTATGTTCCGGAAGAAAGCGACATAAACGACGACACGCTAACGATATCCGTACCGCTTGACGGGTTTACAGAATCGGCGCTCAGTAACCTAGGGCGGCTGATATCGAGCAAGGCAAATCTCATCAAAAAGGCGACCGGAGCCGAGTCGCTCAAAGTCGAGCGGACAGACACTACGCTCAGATTTCCATGGTTTCGCTTTAATCTATCGCCTGAGCAGA